GGTTTTAAAGTCAATTACCCAACGTTCCATTTTACCATCTATTTCGATTTCACATACTAAATCACAAGTACCTGCAACTTGTAGTACATCTGAAAATAATGATACTTCTGTTTCAACCAATGTTGGTTTATAAGTTTCCCAAAAATCAACAAAACGTAAAAACATTTGCCAAACATGGGGTGCCATTCTAGGATGACCATTATCATTTAAATACTTTAATTCTTTACCTTCAAAGTACTCTTCAATCATCTCATGTACTTCCGTACCTTCTTCTGCTGCTTTTTTAACAATCCATTCAGCACTATACCCTACTTTTTTAAGCCAATCTTCAAAATATTTACCTTTAGGGTATGCTTGTAACACATAAGTGATAGAAGGATAAAATTCCCCATTACGTCTATAATAACGTGAATCTGGTAGGGTAATTTGTTTGTGGTCGTCTGATATCTCTAGGATACGGTTATATGACTTTTTGATCATAAAAATAATTTCCTCTCCATTAAACCTGAATAGGTAAGTGGGAAAGTAGTTTGTATTAGTTTAGTGAAATTAACAAAGCCCATTTCACTCGGGTCTTTATCTTGTAAATCTACAAGATATACTTCTTTACCTTCTGCCATTAACATTTCGCAAAAACGTAAAGCTTGTTTAATTGCATCTTTATCTAATGCAATATAAATTTTATCTACTACTGATGTAACTATTTTTTTCATTAAGCTACTTTGTATGTTTTTTCCTAACAGTGGTATAGCATTTCGTTTAATAGCAATTGCATCAAACATACCTTCGCATAATATAATGGGAATATTCCAGTTAATCAAGTGTTCGTTTGGAACTATATCTCTAGATGCTTCTGGATTACGATATTTTACATAAGGTTCTTTCTCAAATGAGCGACCTGTAAAGTAATTTAAACTACCATCTGCATTATAAGTTGGTAATATAACCATATTTGCATATCTACCAGATTTACAATAACCTATATTGTATTTTAGAATATCGTATTTACTAATATTTCTACGCTTTAGGTACGCCATCGCATGTCTAGCAGCTATATCGCTTGATCTAACGTTAGATAGAGATATATACTCATCAGGTAATGCAACACTATATTCTACTTTAGTTTCTTTTATTGATTTAGAAGTTTTAACTAAAGAGCTTAATTCTGTGAATTTTTGAGCTTCTGCTTTAAGTTGTTTAAATAAATTGTATATGGTAGTACCTCGAGCATCACATGCCCAACAGTGCCAAGGGTTTTTACCTTCTCGGTTTTCTGTTAAGTTAACTTCTAGTTTGGGTTTATGGTGATGGCAAAAAGGACAACTATAAGCATAATTGTTTCTAGCAGTTGCCTTACCTGGTCCAAGTACGGAATTAACTAAGTTGACTAATAATTGGTTTACCATGAACGGTAATATACAACTTTATTTGTCTAACTCCAAAAAGTCTTCAAATTCAGTTTCTGCAAAATCTTTAGTATAGAATTTACCTAAGATATTATCATTGTAAAATTCTTCTGGTTTTTCTAATACTTGATATACCATTTGGTATTTTACTTCATAGTATGTAAGTAATTTTTTAGTAGTAGCAAATTTAAGTATTTCTCTACTAAATGCTTCTGGTCCTTCCTCTAATAATACTTGCTTGATTGCTGCTTGGGATCCATAATATGTTTTCCAATCTGATTCTTTAACTGCAAGTCGATATGAAGGTTTTCTACCTACTACATGTTCCATTTTAGCTAACTCACGTTTTCCTATTTTCATTTTTTTAGTATGATATAGGACTTTTTTCCCTATATAAGATTTACCTGAAGCCTTGTGAGTGGTCATGTAAATAAATCCTAAAGTATTTTCTGGAAATTGTGAGATATCGCCTATTTTATTTTGTTTATAGGTCCAACTCATAAAAAAATATTTGATGATACATATTATAACCTGTTTTTAACCAATATATTTAAATATCTTTTAAAATCCAATGGATTTTCTTTATTAACTATAAACAGTTACATGCCCACTAAATGTACTAGGAAATATAATTTCTAAAGATGAATTATTAAGACTTCGTACTGTTTGAGGTATTACTACTTCTTTAGTAGAATTTTCATATACTATAACTATAGGATATAACTCGGATAAATTATGTGTTATAGTATAACTTGAAGCACCTGAAATGGTTTGAGTGTATTTAGTACCTACTCCACTTGTTCCTGCTGTACCTGATGTACCAGAAGATCCTGCAGGGGATGTTGACATTGATGATAATATGGCATATCCTGATACAGCTTGGGGGAATGCAATTGTGGTTTGGTTGACATTAGATAAATCAATATTATCTGGGATGATAACATTTTTGTTACTATCCGTTACTGTAATATTAAGTAAATTAGTATTTAAGTTATGGTTAATAGTCCAAGTAGAAGAAGCAGAAGATTGTGTATGTTCATAAGCTATCCCCCCTAAACCATCTGCACCACTTGTGCCTGAAGTACCGCTTGTTCCGGTTGTACCTGATGTACCACTAGTACCTGAAGTACCGTCTACACCACTTGTTCCACTTGTACCTGAGGTGCCATCTGTAGCAGAAGTACCACTTGTGCCCGAAGTCCCATCTGTAGCACTTGTTCCACTTGTACCTGATGTACCCGATGTACCTGAGGTACCTGAGGTGCCATCTACAGCGCTTGTTCCACTTGTACCTGAGGTGCCATCTACAGCGCTTGTTCCACTTGTACCAGAGGTACCATCTGTAGCACTTGTTCCACTTGTACCTGTTGTACCTGATGTACCAGAGGTGCCATCTGTAGCACTTGTTCCACTTGTACCTGAAGTACCGGATGTACCATCTATAGCACTTGTTCCACTTGTACCAGAAGTACCGGAAGTACCGCTTGTAGCTGAAGTACCGCTTGTTCCGGTTGTACCTGATGTTCCAGAAGATCCTGCAGTATTACCTGTCATAGAAGATAATATGGCGTATCCAGCAGTTGGTTGGGGGAAAGTAATAATTGTAGTATTAATATTAGATAAATCAATACTATCAGGAATAATTACTTCTTTATTTGAATCTGTAACTGTTACATTTAATATAGAAGAAGCTAAATTATGGTTAATTGTCCAAGTAGAAGAGATTGTTGATTGGGTATGAATATACGCTAAACCACTTGTACCAGATGTACCACTTGTACCTGATGTACCACTAGTACCAGAAGATCCATCGCCCCCACTTGCACCATCTAAATTAACATCCCATGAACTATAAGTCCCACTACCTACTGTTCTAGTAGGAGCAGCAAAAGATAAAGAACCATTAGCTGCATTATATGAAGTAATTTCACATTCTTGAAAATTTGAAGCATCAAATACAACTATAATTGATTGAGCTGTAGAGTATCCTAGCCCTGTTCCTATAGTTATAGTTCCACTATTCCCTAATGTAAAAGATGTAGAAGATGTTGTTCTATATAAATCTCCCCTAATACCAGAGGTACCAGATGTACCACTTGTACCACTTGTACCTGCTGTACCTGAAGTACCATCTTCCCCTGTGCCACCACTAGTACCTGAAGTACCGCTTGTACCCGAAGTACCATCTATAGCACTTGTTCCACTTGTACCACTTGTAGCGGAAGTTCCACTTGTACCTGAAGTACCATCTATAGCACTTGTTCCACTTGTACCGGAAGTACCGCTTGTAGCTGAAGTACCGCTTGTACCACTTGTACCGCTTGTAGCGGAAGTTCCACTTGTACCTGAAGTACCATCTGTAGCACTTGTACCTGATGTACCTGAAGTGGCTGAAGTACCTGAGGTACCACTTGTACCATCTGTGGCAGAAGTACCGCTAGTTCCTGAAGTACCAGATGTTCCTGAAGTACCGCTTGTAGCACTTGTTCCACTTGTACCAGAGGTACCACTTGTACCTGATGTACCTGTTGTACCGCTTGTACCAGATGTAGCACTTGTTCCTGATGTACCTGAAGTGGCTGAAGTACCTGAGGTACCGCTTGTACCTGTTGTACCTGATGTACCACTAGTACCTGAAGTTCCATCTGTACCAGAAGTTGCTGCTGTATATTCTGTTCCATTTATAGATAGGGAACCAGTAATAGACATACTACCTGTACGAACATGGGTATCATCTAAAGTATCACCAAATTTTGTTGAACCACTTGTATAAATTATAGAAGCAGTCTCATATATAGTTTCTAAATAACCAATAGAGGCAGTACCACTAACAGTTAAGTCTGTAGATATAATTTCAGTTGCTAATACACTTCCAGTAAATGAACCACTAAAAGAACCAGTACCTTCAAGTGAAACAACTGCCACTGAAGCAGAAGGAACAGTCCCATCTATATTAGAACCATCTACATAGGAAGCAGTAAATGCTTGGTTAGAAATATTAGCAATTACTGCTCTAGAAGAGGTACCTTGTACGTCTCCTAAAAAACTCCCGGAAAAAGAACCAGTAAATGAAGAACCAGAAATATATGTAAATTCTGCTGCACTTCCAGAAACAAGTGAACTAGCAGAGAGGTGAACTCCTTTTAAGTATGCCATGGTGTATTAAATAGATTTTATTATAAATATGATAAAATTAACCTAAATAAAAACCTGAAATTTGAAGTGTATATTTATCTTTCATACCAGCATTAGCAGATAAGTGTAATACTTTAGAAGACCATAAATATCCTTCTCCAGCTTTCCAATTATCAGAGGTTTTCCAAACTTTATTATCATTTATGTCTTGATATTGAATCATATGACCGGGTTTCCAACTT